AACACCTTACCGTTAGCCTGGGGACCGTTCCCCATGTCGGGATAGTCCAAGCCGCAATCAGTGCAGCTGTACCAGTTGAAGCTATCCCGTAGCCCAAGCCTGGCATGCCCGGTGAACTTTAGCCCGGTGCGCTGCTCGATCTCCCTAGTTTGCTGAAGATCCCACCATCTGCAAATTGGTGTCTCGTATTCGTTCATAATGCCCTCGAATCCCGCACAGGTTCCCACGTAATAGCTTTTCAGGCCTTGGTTGCGGCTAGTGCCTCAGTTTCGCTTTTCTCCTGGGGCCAAGCCCCTAACCCTTCAAAATAGCCCCTTAAAGCCACACAATTGGCCGTAGCGCGATGTGTATGGTTTTCCCTACACTCAGGGACTAGGGGCCATTTAGCCCCCAATCCCTAAGCTTTTCCAGTAGTTACGCTCCGAACACCTTGCTGAAGCCCACGGTGGAGTTGAAAGCCACATTGGGAGTTGACTCTTTCAGAGCCCGCGTTACCGCGTTGTGCAAGCCCCATGCTGTCATCTGGGCGCAATCGGGATATTGCTCAGGGTTACGCTGTGCCCGTTCGAAGAAGATATCGTAAGCGATCTTGAAGGTTTGGAACGTAAGTATGCCATCGTAAAGGCTTTTAGCGAGCAAAGCCTGTGCCTCATGCGTCGACAGCGACGTGTTCTGCATGCGTTCGATGCTATTGGCGAAATTTGACTGCTTGTTACGCCAAGAATCCATCCCGCGACGGATCAAATCACGGAGCGAATAGCCCCAGGTGTGCTTTTGCTTCAAGACGGTGATATCGCCGCTCAATGCCATGTTATCGCAAACGAAGACGCGAGCGCCGGCAACGATCTGGATTGCAATTTTCTTGTCATTGCTGTGACGAAAACCGATTGCCGATGATACTCCCGGCACTAGCTGTTCAGCTAAATCAAAGGCACCGAAAAGCTTGTTGCCATTGCTTCCGACTGCGAACTGCTCCCGCGTGACTTCGAGCCCCTGATAAGACAAGTCAAGCTTGATGCTTTCGACTAGCTCAACATGACTCACTGGACGCCAATAGCGTGTCGAGCCCGGAGTTGCGATTTCTCGCAGCTGCTCGATTGTGACGATTGCCGTGTCTTTGTGACTGATAAACCTTGCTTTGTTATTGTTGTCTTCCATGACTGCGATTCTCCTATCTGTCGTTGAGCCCGTTAATGTTTTGACTTGTTATTAAGCATCTTCTGTGCCAACGTCATCGATGGCATTTTCGAGCATCTCTTCCCGTACCGCTGCCAATTGGTCTTCCCTGTCAGTGTCAATGCTGTCAATTGACTTGTCACCAATGACAAGATGACCGTCGACAAGCGATAGCGATGGAAAGCGCTCCAACATCGCTAGGCGTTGCTTTGCCTCTGCGATTGACTGCCGGTGACTCTCGATCAATGCTGTATTCACTGGTGTCTCACCTAACAGATAGCGAATGTTAGTTTCAGTGAAAGTGATTTTGAATCGTAGGTTGTCAGATTCAGTGTTATGCATGGTTTGACTCTCCTATAAGCTTGAAAACAACGCGAATCGGTCCCTGATGATATAGCAATCATCTTGTGACTTGTCAATGCTCCATCGAGCAATGACTTTACCATCTGGCATAATCTTGTAATCGTTAACCAGATGCGCAAGGTAAGCGCTGTCCGTAGCGTTCGCAAGCGCTTTGCCATATTCGTCAATCGAGATTTCGAACTTTGCTATTTTTTCCATGGTCTTATTCTCCTATTTTGTCGACTATCTCTTCAGTGATAAAGCTTCGGCTACAGAGCTGATAATAAGCTTCACTTTCGAATTGCTCTGCTCCGCAATTGGCGCAATGGTCGCATGACTCATAATCGTGACCTAGTTTGTCTTCAAGCTTTTTGCTCATTGTCTTTCCTCTACAGAGTCACTAGAAAATCACTGTTCTGCTTTGCTCGTTTTTTTGCTTCATTACCTTTGATGCAAAGGCCTACAATTACGTTTTTCTTGTCAAGAAATCTCAAGTCATGCTCGGTGCCGTCTATGACTTCGTGCCCTTTGTAGCTGTCAGGGATATCGCCGGCGAATACCACGGCAACATTGACTCCGCGATTCATTGCGTCTTCACAAGCTTGCCAATTGTCACCACTGAAAGAGAATGTTAGGTGATAATTTGGTAGCTGTCCGCGATGCTGTAGCGGTACTTTGGTGTAATCGTAAAATTGAACTTCCGAGAATTCAACCATTAAGCTTGACAATTTCTCCCATAGAATATCGCTTGTGCCGTTTAAGCGAATCGCAGGGATTAAATTCAATCGCTTTGCTCTTCGGATTAAGGCCTTGATATCTTGCCGCAAGGTATCGATGAAAGCTTGACGATTGCTCAAAAACTCCATCGTTTTGCGTGCCCTTGCAGCATTGATCTTCGGATATACTTGACCTAACCCGCTATCAACTAAGCAATTCGTGAAACATGATTCGCTGGCATAGGGACAAAGCTTTGCTCGGTTTGTTCTTGGGTTAAGATACAGTATGCCCGTAAGATAACCGTAAGACTCACCTAAGCTTGTCTTTGCATTGTCTTCCGTTAACAGTTTCATTGCCATATTGTTCAATCTCCTATGCCAGTAACAAAGCAATCGATATGCCAGTGCAGCGTTGCGCTGGAATGCTCAATCGCTCCAAGATGCTCCAAGCGCTCTTCCGCGTTTTGTCAGATCTGTCAAATCTTTGTGTCAATGTCATGTCAGAGACAAAGAACTTGACTATGCAAGAGGCGTGCCAAAAGCAATTTCAAGCTTTGGAGCGCTCTTCCCTGCTAACTATGTGATATCCCTATGCAATATCCGTACCACATCGAACGTTATGGTATGCTTGCCGATCTCTTAAGCAATATGCATGCCATGCTAAGTCATTGATATCATTAGTGTTTGTTGTTGCATGCAAGAACCGTGCCATGCTCGGACATGCAAGATCGGTGCCAAGCATCTGGCATGGATTTTGCAAGGCGGCGGCAGCGGGGTGGCCCCGAGGGGTGGGGTGGGCAGAGGTCCATATTAGAGCCTTTTCTCATGCGTGTGGAACAAAAAGAACTTTCCTGTGCTCCTCCGCGCACTTAGCTCCTCTTTCGCCCACAGCTTTGACCAAAACTTCCATGTTTGGGGCCAATAGGGTGAGGGGGACAACATGCCAAAGCTGCGTAAGCCAGGGAGATCTAAGAAAAAAGGGGTGCCCCCGACAAAGCGAGAACAAGCCCAGATGTTGGCGTTGAAGCAATTGAATCTCGGCAACTACCAAGTGGGCGAGATCATGGGCCGCTCGCCACACACCATCAGGAAATACTGCGAGAGCCCAATGTTCACGGACCCGGCTTTCCAGAAGCTCGTGGAGGAGTACAAGAGCAAGGAGCTGATCGATCTCACAGCGATGAACATCAGCGCTCGGGCTCGCATTCACGATCTCATTCCGACAATGACACCGATTGAAGCCGTGGCCGTCATGGACAAGAGCTTCCAGCAGCGGAGACTGGTCGAAGGCAAGTCTACTGAAAATATCTTTTCGTTACGCAGGATCATTGAGGACGCTCACAGCATAAAGCCACTTACGGAGGAGAGCCATGCCATTGAAGTCTGGCAGCAGTCAGAAGACAGTCAGCAGCAACATTCGCACGGAGATGAGTCACGGCAAGCCACAGAAGCAAGCCGTAGCTATAGCGATGAGCAAGGCTGGCAAATCACGAAAGAAAAAGAAAAAGAATCTTAAAGAAATCTTCGGCTAAAACCTTACAGTAAATGTAAGGATTTTGCTTTGTCTGGAGGGACGATGTATCAGCCGGTGGAGATTGATAGACGGCATTTTAAAATAGGCACTCCTCGACACGGGCACACTGGAAAAGTAGCGGGTAAGGTTTGGGTCTCCCCCACCTACCAGAGCTGGACCTCTATGAGGGGACGCTGCAAATACCCATGCGTCAGAAGCTTCGAGCATTATGGCGGGCGTGGTATAGCGGTGTGTGAGCGGTGGCAGGTGTTTGAAAACTTCCTAGCGGATATGGGAATCCGACCAGAAGGGAAGACCCTCGACCGTATCGACTCAGACGGCAACTATGAGCCTGGGAACGTAAGGTGGGCTACTCTACAGGAACAGGCGGGAAACAAACGTGGCAAAGTCAGCCGAGTCGGATAAGATACTTGCGTGGAGTAAGGACATAGAACTATACGTTGCCGAAACCATTCCAGATTTCACCTTCACTAAACAACAGCTAATTGCGGCCAGAGCGTTCGTGGAGCTATGTTGGGCGAAGCTTGAAGTGAATGGGAATCCCAACGGAAAGCACAGCGACAAGCTGAGGCATCTCTCCCGCAAGTTCGGGATGAGCATTATGTCAGGCGTAGGCACTGGCAAGGGCGCTCTTGCCGCTGTGCTTGTGTTATGGTTTCTTACGGTGTTTCCCTACCCTAAGTGTGTGGCCGTATCTCCATCTGCGAGGCAGCTGCGGGACAACCTTTGGTCCGAATTAGCCAAGTGGCATCAGAAGAGCAAGATTAAGGATTTCTTTGTTTGGCAGAGCGACAAGTTCTTTCTGAAGGAGTGCGATGGACAACAGTGGTTTATCTCGGCCCGTACCGCTAATCCCCGTAACAGCGCTGATGAACAAGCTGAAACTCTTGCGGGTATTCATGAGGATTTTGTTCTTATCGTCGGAGACGAGGCCACTGGTGTACCAGACCCCGTTTTTCGGCCTCTCGAAGCCACTCTCACACGTAAATGCAACCTCTGCTGATTGACCTTCAACCCTACAAAGGGCAAAGGCTTCGCGTATGACACACAATTCAAGGAGCGCGACCAGTGGGTGACGTTCCGGTGGAACTCGGAGGAGTCGGAACTTGTCACAAAAGAAAGTATCGAGCGACTTGAACGAAAGTATGGCAGAGAGTCAAACTCATTTCGCATTCGTGTCTTGGGATTGCCTCCCCTGTCTGGAGAAAATGAGGTTATCCCTTGGGATTGGATCGAAGAAGCAGTTGATCGAGACTTGGAGCCCCTCTCGGACGATAAGCTCATTTACAGTCTCGATGTCGGAGCCGGGGGTGACGACTCGATACTCCTGAAAAAGCTTGGCCCCCGCGTGTTGAGCCTCGAAGCAAAAGGCTACAACGAGAGCACGAAGGTGGTTGATTGGGCTGTGCGAGAAGCATTGGCTCAGCCGCCCACAGTGTTCTTTGGCGATCCTATCGGATGGGGATGGGGCGTCATGGGCGAGATCGAGCGCCGCGTAAAGCACATGGATATCGACGTGGTGCAGGTGAACGTCAGCGAGCATGCCTATCAGCCTGACCGCTTTCATCGGCTCCGCGACGAGCTGTGGTGGACCCTGCGCGAAGAGTTCGAGCGCGGCCATCTCTGCATTCCCGACGACCCAATTCTCAAAGGCGATTTGAACGCTCCTCACTACGACGATAGCACGGGCATCATCAAGGTGGAGAGCAAGGCCGACCTAAAGCGGCGCGGCGTAGAGAGCCCCAACAGGGCAGACGCGCTGATGATGACCATGCGGTATGGTGCCAGCGAAATTAG